AAATTAAAATAAAAATAAACTAAAAAATAAAACAACCAAAAAAAAATGGGAGCATTATTAGAATCAGGTCTTGTTGGTAACATTGGGTTAAAACACCTTAAAGTTATCAAAGAAGATACTATCAGCAAATGGGACAAATTAGGGTTCCTAGAAGGTCTTAAAGGCCACCTAAAAGAAAATGTAGCACAATTGTATGAAAACCAAGCGTCACATTTGATTAACGAAGCGACTTCGGAAGGTTCTTCAGGTTCATTTGAAACTGTTGTATTCCCAATCGTTAGACGTGTGTTCTCTAAATTGTTAGCGAACGAAATCGTTTCTGTACAAGCTATGAACTTACCAATCGGTAAATTGTTCTACTTTATACCTAAAATTCAAGGATACTCAGGAGCATCTGCAACTGCAAGTGGTGACCACTACGCACCAATCGGTTCTCCTGGAAACTATCCTGGTGACCCACAAGCTGGTTACACAGGTGCTGGAGCTTACGCTAAAAACCTTTATGATTTATTCTACGAAGGAAACGAAGCGGCTCTTGACCCACCTGGATTGTTTGACTATTCTAAAGGTCGTTTTGCCATTCTTTCAGCAGCAACAGGTGTTGTTAAATGGTCTAACGGTTCATTAGTAAATGCTGACAATACAAACGACCCAGATTACATCGGTAACAATAGAAAAATATTGTTGAAAATGTGTGGTTTTGCTAACACAGGTGTTGGTAAAATGATTGGTCCTGATGGTAACGAGTATGACACAGAATCTTTCTTGTCTGACCTTGTTATTGTTCAAAGCGTAGGATTAGGTGTATCTACAACTTCTCCATGTACAGTTTCTACTGGACCTTTATTGTTCAGAGTAGTTACTCAAAAATATGGTCAAGGAATTGTTACTCCTAACTATAATCAATCTACAGCAGCGTTCTCTTCTCAAGGTAACGGTGGTCAATATAATGACGTTTGTGACGTTAACGGTTGTATCTACCTTGAAGTAGACCTTTCTTGTCCTACATGTCCTACATGTGGAAGTGACACTATTGATGGTTACACTGGTACTACTATCACAGGTATCACTTCAGGTACTTCATTCGTTTCTTACTTCAGACGTTACGAAGAGCTAGAATTTGAAGACAAAATTGGTGAAGTTTCTTTCGACCTTCAATCTGTAACTGTTACAGTTACTGAAAGAAAGTTAAGAGCACAATGGTCTCCTGAATTAGCTCAAGACGTTGCAGCATTCCACAACATTGACGCTGAAGCTGAATTAACAGCTTTATTGTCTGAACAAGTTGCGGCTGAAATTGACCGTGAAATCCTTCGTGATTTACGTAAAGGTGCAGCTTGGAACTTACGTTGGGACTACAACGGATGGAGAAGATTAGCTAACACTACTTCTTACACTCAGAAAGACTGGAACCAAACTTTGATTACAGCAATCAACCAATTATCTGCACAAATCCACAAGTCAACTCTTCGTGGTGGAGCTAACTGGATTGTTGTTTCTTCTGAAGTTTCAGCTATCTTTGATGACTTAGAATACTTCCACGTATCTAACGCATCTCCTGAGCAAGACCAATATAACATGGGTATTGAAAGAGTAGGTACTTTAGCTGGTCGTTACCAAGTTTATCGTGACCCATACTTCCCACCAAACCAAGTATTGGTTGGACACAAAGGAACGTCATTGTTAGACACTGGTTACATCTACGCACCGTATGTACCACTTCAATTAACTCCAACTATGTACAATCCGTTCAACTTTACACCGATAAAAGGTATTATGACCCGTTACGCAAAAAAGATGGTGAATAATAGATTTTACGGCAGAATTACTGTTGATGGTGTTCGTACATTCGATTTAAGAGAATTGAGATAATCAAAATCTTAAAAAATAATAAAAAAGGTCAGAGAAATCTGACCTTTTTTTATATATATTTGTAAACAATCAAGTTTATGGTTGTATTTATAATATATGAAGAAAATAGTATTAGAAAAATCAGTTGTTGATGAAATTTTAAGATTATATAATGATGAGATGTTAGGTTCACCATCTATATCTGAAAAATTAAATATTACTAAACAAGTGGTGTTAAGAACACTAAAAGAAAACGGTGCAGTCATTGGACCTTCTGGTAGAAAATTTAAAGGGGGAAAATCTGAATCAGATAAACGACATTATTTTAAAAATAGAGAAAAACGATTACAATATTTTTCCGATTGGCAAAAAGATAATAGAGACCGTCTAAATGATTACCATCAAAAATGGAGGGAAAAAAATATTGATAAACATAGAGAATACAAACGTAAGTACGAAAAACATCGTAAGGATACTGACCCCATCTATAAACTAATCAGTAATTTCAGGACTGCGATATATCAGGTGTTGAAGGAGAATAATGTGGATAAGAACGGTCATTACTTTGAGGTTCTTAAGTACACGCCTGAGGAGTTAATCAATCATTTGGAGAAACAATTTACTGATGGTATGACGTGGGATAACTATGGTCAATGGCATGTTGACCATGTGATGCCTATTTCTGTTCATGATATACAGGAGATTGGTGATGATGAGTTTATGAGATGTTGGTCATTGAGTAATTTACAACCTATGTGGGGTGATGAGAATATTCGTAAATCAAACAAAGTTTTGTGATATTTATATGGATAATGAAAAATACATCACATTTAGAAAACGTATCTGACAGGATTATTATTTTAATTTGTAAAGAAATTCTTAAGCAGACTGAAGAACATAGTTTAGACGATAGAAAATTTATTAAGGTGTGTGATGAAGTTTCTGTTAAGTTATTTGGTGATACTATGAAACACATTGACGTTGATTATATGTCAAAAATTTTGGAAATAAATCCTGATATTTTGAGTAATGATAAGGATGTAAAACTTTTAAGACCTGAGTTTAATCTTTTTAAATTTGATTATATTGAGAAACGAACAGAATGGAGGTTAAATACGTATACTCATGAGATGGGTACTTATCATGACGATATTGAGCCTGTTGTTGATTTTATGTCAATGGAGGGTGAATTTGATTGGTGGGATTCAATAAATACGGATAGTGATATTTTAGATTCCGATATTGATGACACGTATATTAATAGAAAAAGTATTGTAAAAATTAATTAATATATTTAAAAACATTTAATTTTTACCATATTTATCAATGATAAATCCCTCTTCTTTATGGTAAAAAAAGTTAAATTTCGATTCTCTAATGATAAAACTATTTATGATTTGAATATGTCTGTTCCTGATTTTAAAAAGACTGATGAAAATGTTTCTGAGGTTCACGGTGATTATAGGGGGACTTACATTATTTTAAGTAAAAATGAATATGAGAAAATTCTTAATTAGTTTAATTTTATTAATTCCTTTATTTGTTTTTGGACAGTTAAGGGATTCTGTGTTGGTTAAATCACCTATTTTCAAGGTTATGTATTCTGAGACGTTGCAACAACCTAAATGGATTGAGTATCATGTTGAGTGTGGTGAGGGGGATTTTTCTCGTAAGGGTTTGGACTTTTATGTTTGTGATTCTGTTAAGACATCTGATGGTGGTGATTATGAGGGTAATGTTTGGGACAAGGGTCATTTGGCTCCTGCTGCTGACTTCAACTGTAACAAGGATTATTTGAAAATGACTTTTTCATATTTGAATTGTGTGTTGCAACATGAGAAGTTGAATCGTGGGGCTTGGAGGTTGCTTGAGGCTTATGAGAGGGATTTGTCTAAGAAGTATTCTGTTGATGTTAAAATCAAGATGGTTTATTCAAAGAAATCTATGGTCTTGAAGAGTGGGGCAACTGTTCCTGATGGGTTCTATAAAACGATTAAGTATAATAAGGTTGTTGAGGTTTATTATTTTAAAAATGAACCACCTGTAACTAATGAGTATAAAAAATATAAGATTAAATAATTTTGGGGTTAATGACCTCAATTTTTTTTGATATAAGAGATATTTATTTAAAAACATATTTAAATGGAAAATGTTAATGATATATTAAAACGTCAACTTTTGTTGATGAAATTTGATTCGGGGGTTACCTTGAAGGAAAACTATGAAAAAATTTCGGGAAAAAGAATTTTGACTGAGGGTCTTGACCCTTTTGGTTTCATGGATAGTAAACAAACGGAAGTTAATCCAGCATTGGCGATACCTATGGATAAAATAAATGTTTTGTGGAATAATGGTTATGGGGAAGCTTCATACAATAATATTGAAGAAGAAATAGATAGAGATGAAGGAATTGTTGATGCTATAGACCCGGGAGGTTTGATGTATGAATATTTAGACCCTTTGTTTGAATCATATAAGAAAAAATATGTAAAATATAACAATGGATTATATCCTGCTATGGAAGTTATGAGAGCTCTTTATTGTGAAGATGAGGGTGGTGATAATCCAAGAGCTGACCTATGGTATAAAGAGTCGGAGAATAAGTGGGGTATTATTAAACATTATGAAGATGCTTTTAAAGATTGGATTAACATTATAAATGAAATTCAACAACCATCTAAAGAAGAGGTTGGACAAGAAATGGGTAATACAGTACCACCACCAAGTGGATTAGGTGCTGCCAAACAAGGATGGGATATGGGTAAAGTGAAGGCTAAATACTCTTGTTTAAATGATAATGATTTTGCGGAAAATCAAGTAATGAATGACACTTATGGAGATATTGTTAAATTGAATTTAGGTAAAAATAGAAGAGGTAACCCAGTTTACGGTAAAATGTATATTCAAGACGGATATATACAATTATGGGATTCACCATATACAAGAATTGGTAATAGCGACCAATACATGGCCTGTATTAATAATGAATTATCATTCCAATCAGGACAAAATCTTACTTTAACCAACCCGGCAACAAAAGGGCCACAAATGGAATCAACAAATAAAATTGGTAAACTTATAAGAGAAGCAATTAATTTGAACGTGAAGACATCTGCGGAAGCAATTGCTGGAGATGGTGGAACTGGTGGTGGAGGTGGTGGTGGTGGTGGTGGAAGACGTGGTACAGGAAGAACTGTTGATAAATCATCATTGGTAAAAGAAGTACAAAACAAACTTAAAGAACTTGACCCAACTGCGGTTGTTTCGGGTACAATGGACCAAGAGACAATTAACAAAATAATGTTACAAATAAACAAATTGGTAGAGAAACAGGATAAAGAAGCTGAAGCAAAACGTATAGAAGACGAAAGAGTTGCGGCTATTAATCCTGCGGACAACGCCACAGCATCAAAAGACTTATAATGAATAAATTTATCATATCTGAATCAGAACGTTCTGAAATATTAAAAAAACACTCAACATATAAACAATATTTGGTTGAGAATGTTACTAATTACTCTTTGCAAGATTTGCAAACTGTATTACAAACTAAATTGGGTCTTAGTTTAGGAAAGTCTGGTGTTGACGGTAAATTTGGTAAAATGACCAAAGCTGCCATCATCCAAGGTCTTGACATGGTTAAAAATCAAGTTAATCCTGTAGTACCTGTTGAGACAATTAAAACAACTGAAGGAACACCTGGAGGAACACCTGAAGGAACACCTGGAGTAACTGTTGACCCAACTAAGGATGGTGGTGTTAATACCGCGAATGCTAACACTGAAGGTTCTAAAGAAGAAACTACGGATAGTAAAACACTAACTTAATTATAACAAGGATTCTACCAGTTTACTTGCGGTAGAATAATTTGTTGCAAGTGGTATATCGTGAACGTTACAAATTCTTAATAACATACTAACATCCACTTGGTGTGGATGAACAACTAAAGGGTCAATAAAGAAAATAACCATATTGACCTTTTTTTCTGTTATAAGTGATGCTATTTGGGCATCACCACCCATTGGACCACTTAACATCCTTTGAACCTTCTGTAATCCCGCATGTATCAAGTGTTTACCTGTTGTACCTGTTGCGATTACATCAACATTCTCT